TCAGCTTGTGGATATGTGGCTGACAGACCCGCCCTACAACGTGGCTTACGAGGGCAAAACCAAAGATGCTCTGAAAATCCAAAACGACAGCATGGGCGATGATCAATTCCGTCAATTTTTGCGGGATGCCTATGTAACAGCCGATATTGTGATGAAACCAGGGGCGGTTTTCTATATTTGGCATGCCGATTCCGAAGGCTACAACTTTCGAGGCGCTGCTCAAGACGCTGGTTGGAAAGTCCGTCAATGCCTTATTTGGAAGAAGTCCACTATGGTTATGGGTCGCCAAGACTACCATTGGAAGCATGAACCCTGTTTGTATGGTTGGAAGGAAGGCGCAGGCCACCTATGGGCCACAGACCGTAAACAAACCACCATTTTGGAGTTTGACAAACCCTCAAGGAATGGCGAACATCCCACAATGAAGCCTGTTGCGCTTTTTGAATACCAATTGCTCAACAATACAAAAGGCGGCGATATTGTGCTGGATTCATTTGGTGGAAGCGGTACAACCTTGATTGCAGCCGAGAAGAACGGGCGTGTTGCTCGATTGATGGAACTAGACCCAAAATATTGCGATGTGATCGTAAAACGTTGGGAAGATTTCACAGGCAAGAAAGCCGTGTTGTTGACAGAATTAACCGAAACTGCTTAAATCACAACGAGTTCCCCTTTATAAAATGCCTGTAATTCCACAAGAACCTCACATCCCAACGGATGAAACCCGCAAAATGGTCGAAAGCACCAGCGGGTTAGGCTTGCCGCATGAGCAGATTGCTATCCTGGTGGGGATTGATGACAAGACCTTGCGTAAGTATTACCGCACCGAACTGGATACAGGAAAGGCTAAAGCCAACGGGCAGATTGCCAAAACGCTGTATTCCAAAGCGATAGCGGGTGACACAACAAGCCTGATTTGGTGGACAAAGAGCCAGATGCGTTGGTCTGAGACTGTGCGTCAAGAAGTAACGGGCGCTGATGGTGAGCCGCTTCAGGGTATCCAGGTTACTTTTGTGAAACCGAATGAGTGAGATACAAGCCGCCATCGCCAAGGCGCAATTCCCATTCAAACTGGCTTGCCTGTTTGACCCGCCAAAAGCGCGGTATCGCGTTCTGTATGGTGGGCGTGGCGGCGCTAAATCTTGGGGTGTGGCCAGAGCACTTCTAATCAAAGGTGCTAAAGACTGCCTACGCATCCTGTGCGCCCGTGAGTTCCAGACCTCAATCAAAGATTCAGTTCACAAGCTGCTGTGCGACCAGATCACCGACCTTGGCCTGACCGCTTTCTACGAAATAACCCAAACCTCAATCCGAGGCAAGAACGGCACAGAGTTCGCCTTTGTCGGCCTGAAGAACAATGTGGCCAATGTCAAATCCTACGAAGGTGTGGACATTTGTTGGGTTGAGGAAGCGCAGACTACCAGCCGACTAAGCTGGAATGTGCTTATCCCAACCATCCGAAAGCAAGACTCAGAGATTTGGGTGACCTTCAACCCTGAGTTGGAGAGCGATGAGACTTATCAAAGGTTTGTTTTAAACCCACCCGAAGGCGCGGTAGTCCAGAAAATCAATTGGTCGGACAACCCTTGGTTTCCTGAAACGCTAGAAGTTGAAAAGAACCAACTAAAGATGCGCGACCCCGAAGCCTACAACGTGGTTTGGGAAGGGTTATGCAGGCAGACTGTTGACGGCGCGGTGTTTGCCAAGGAAATGCAATTGGCTGAGTTGGATGGCCGCATTACAAGGGTCAATTACGACATGACCAAGCCTGTTCACGCCATCTTTGACTTGGGTTGGTCTGACGCTACCGCTATCTGGTTTTTACAATTCGTGGGCATGGAAACCCGCTTGATTCGCTACATCGAGGGCAATCAACAGACCATGAGCGAATACCTAGCCAAGATGCAGACCTTTGGGTATATCTACGACACCCTGTGGTTACCGCATGACGCTGAGAACAAGACTTTGGCGGGGAATGGCCGAAGCATTGAGGAAATCGTCAGGGCGGCAGGATACAAGACAAAGATCATCCCAAAGACACCGATTCTGGACTCCATCAACGCTGCCCGAACAATCTTCCGAAACTGCTGGTTTGACCGCGAAAACTGTCATGAGGGGCTTCAATGTCTCAGGCACTATCGCTACGATGTTGACCCTGATACAAAGCAGTTCAGCAGAACGCCAGTACACGACAACTATTCACACGGCGCTGACGCATTCAGGTATATCGGCCTGATGGTCAACGAACCCAGACAAAGACCGAAGGCTAGACCCATTCAAAACTATGGCGGTGCTAACGCTTGGATGGGATAATGGCATAAAATCGCCGCATATTTAAGGACTTGCTATGGCAAAAGACACAGTTGGTGACCCAAGAATTGACGAGGCGAAACAGTTCCTCAAGTTAGCCAATGACGCTGACACCATGAACCGCCAAGAGGCGCTAGAGGACATGAAGTTTGTGGGCGGTGAGCAATGGCCTGTTGAACTTCAGAACTCACGCAATCTGGAATCCCGCCCTGTCCTGACCATTAATAAATTGGATGGTTACTGCCGTCAGGTGGTGAACCAGATCAAACAACAACGCCCCCGCCCCAAAGTTCACGGCATGAACTCACAGGCTGACGAAAAGACCGCCCAAGTCATTCAGGGCATTATTCGTCACATCGAGGCTAATTCCCGCGCTGATAACGCCTACGACACCGCCGCTGACTATGCTGTTCGGATGGGTTGGGGCTATATCCGACTACGCACCGATTATGTTTCCCCTGACTCATTTGATCAGGAAATCTATATTGATGCTGTAGATAACCCATTTACTGTCTATTACGACATTAACTCTGTCGCCCCCGATGGGTCAGACGCAGAACGTTGTTTAATTACAACAATGATGTCAAAGGGTGATTTTGAGAAGCTCTACCCTGATTCGGACACTATGTCTTTTACTCAACGAGGCACAGGCGACAGCCAATCAGAATGGATTACCAAAGAAGATATTCGTCTTGCTGAGTATTACTACACCGTCAAGGAAAAGGCGACTTTGTATCTTTTGAGCGATGGTTCATCGACCTTTGCTGACGATAAGGACTTCTTTAATCGTTTGGAAGCCGTGGGCGTGACTGTGGTTGACCAGCGGGATTCTTACAAGAAAACTGTGAAGTGGTGTAAGTTGACAGCCTGCGAGATTCTTGAGGAAAGAACCCTGCCAGGCCGCTATATCCCTGTCGTTCCTGTGATGGGTCGCCATATCGTTGTGGGTGACAAACGCCACAAATTCGGTATGGTGCGCTACGCCAAAGACCCACAGAGAATGTACAACTTCTGGCAAACCAGCATGACCGAATCAATCGCACTCGCACCAAAGGCGAAGTGGTTGATGGCAGAAGGCCAAGACGAAGGCCACGAAAACGATTGGGCGCAGGCTAACGTCAAGTCCTTCCCATTGTTGCGCTACAAACAGACAGACATTGAAGGTCGCCCCGCACCTGCCCCGACTCGCTTGCAACCAGAACCACCGCCAACAGGTATCTTGGCTGCGACTGCGACCATTGATGAAGATATGAAGATGATGATGGGCATCTTTGACCCTGCCCAACTGAAGCAAGGCAATATCTCTGGTAAAGCTCTAAATGGCCAGATTCAGCAGATGGATTTGTCCAACTTTGACTTTTACGACAACCTTACAAAGTCACAAGCACAAGTTGCCCGAATCATCCTCAATTGGATTCCAGAGGTGTATGACACTCAGCGCGTGATGCGAATAATTGGTGACGACAACAAACCAGAGACTATTACGATCAATGAGCGTGACGCTGTGGGTCGGGTGATGAACGATGTGACTGTTGGCCTCTACGATGTGGTGATGGACACAGGCCCAGGCTACAACTCAAGACGCGAAGCCGCTGTTGAGGCCATGACACCTATTCTGGCGCGTGACCCCAACCTAATGGCTCAAATCGGTGACTTGTGGTTCAGAAACCAAGACTTCCCTGGCGCTGACATCATTGCTGACCGCTTGGCCACACTCAACCCGCTGGCTCAGATTGACGAGAAATCGGACATTCCCCCGCAGGCTCAAATGGCCATCAAGCAATTGCAGACGCAACTCCAACAGGCTCAACAGCAAATGCAACAAATGCAAATGGCCATGAAGCAGCGTCAGGACATTGAGCAGGTCAAGCAAGACAACGAGAACAAGCGCAAGTTGATGGATGTGACCGCCAGAGCGCACAACACCGAAACAATGGCAGAAGTCAGGGTAAATGACCAGAACACCCGTTCTATCACCAGCCAGAACAAGACCGAAATTGACGCGATTGTTCAACTTCTTCTGCACAACATGGACACCGCCAGATTGGTCAAAGAGATTGAAGCCAGAAACCGCGAACAGATGCAATTTGCTCAGATTGCGGCACAAGACATTGACCAAGGCCAAAATCCATTGATGCCTCAATAAATTCGTGGTAAATTAACCACAAACCTTACCCGTGAGGTACACGGGGCAAATTCGGAGTGACAACGTAATGTCTGAAAAACAAGCTAGTCAAGTATTGACAGGCGAAAACGCAGCGGAATTTTATGCAAACAGATTAGGTTTAGCTGAATCTCCAGCACCTGCCGAGGCTGAGGAAACCTCAGAGCCGACAGAAGTTGAGGAACAGAGTGAACCTGAGGAAGCAGAAGCCGAAGCAAAACCACAGGAAGAAAAAAAGCAAAATCCTAAACTTGAACGGCGATTCTCGGAAATCACTAAACAACGTGAAGAAGCGCGAAAAGAAGCGCAAGCAGAGCGTGAGCGTAGAGAAGCCCTAGAAGCGCGTTTGGCGGCACTTGAAACGCAATCTAAGCCTCAAGCTGTGGTTGCAGACCAAGAACCCCAACCTAGCCAGTTCAACGATGCGTTTGAATACGCCAAAGCACTCGCAGAGTACACGGCAGACAAACGAATTGCTGAAATGAAGCAGGAAGAAGCGAAGGCCAAAGAAGCCCAAGAGCGCCAGAAGGTCATTGACCAATGGACTCAGAAGGTTCAAAAAGCCAAAGCCGAACTGCCTGATTTTGATGACATGGTTGCATCGAGTGATGTGGTCGTAAATGACGATATTCGTGATGCGATTCTGGAGAGTGATGTTGGGCCTCAAGTCCTTTATCACCTAGCTGAAAACACAGACTATGCCAAAAAGATCGCTAGCATGAGTCCTAAACAGGCTCTGAGAGAAATAGGAAAGCTAGAGGCTAGGTTTGAAAAGACCGAAGAATCTAAACCTGTGGCTAAGAGTAAAGCACCAGCACCGATCAGCCCGATTCGGAGTTCTGGAAAGGCAGATTTGCCCATAAGCGCCAATGGCGAATTTCATGGGTCTTATCAGGCTTGGAAAGAAGCGAGAAAAGCGGGAAGGATTCGGTAAACCTAATCTTTTTGAAAGAGACTAAAAATGTCAAACAATTTGCTAACCATTAGCAAGATCACCAACGAAGCGTTGATGGTCTTGGAAAACGAGTTGACCTTCACTTCTGAAGTTGACCGCAACTATGACGACCAGTTCGCTGTCGTGGGCGCTAAGATCGGTAACACCGTGAACGTTCGCAAGCCTGGCCGTTTCATCGGTACTACTGGCCCTGCCCTGAACGTTGAAGATTTCAACGAAACCAGCGTGCCCGTGACCTTGAGCACACAATTCCACGTTGACACCCAATTCACCACACAAGATTTGGCGCTGTCTTTGGATATGTTCTCTGATCGCGTGTTGAAGCCCGCAATCGCTGCAATCGCCAACAAGATTGACCGCGATGGTATGGCTATGGCCGTGGCTCAGACTGCCAACATCGTTGGTACTGCTGGCGTTGTTCCTACCGAATTGCTGACCTACTTGACCGCAGGCGCATATTTGGACAGCGAAGGCGCACCACGTGATGGCCGCCGTTCATGTATCGTTGAACCCTTTACATCTGCTTCCATCGTGAACAGCTTGAAAGGTTTGTTCGTTCCTCAAGAAGCCATTGCCCAACAATATCGTAAAGGTTTGATGGGTCGTGACTCTGGTGGTATGAACTGGAAACTTGACCAGAACGTTGTGTCACAAACTTTTGGCGCTAACAGCACCACTACTGTGACCGCTTCTGTGAACACCACCACAGCTACTGGTTTCTTGACTAGCGGTTGGGCTTCTAGCTCTACCATCAGCGTGACTGCCGCCAACACAGGTATCTTGAACCTGAACGCTGGTGACGTTATCACTATTGATGGTGTTTACGCTGTCAACCCCCAGAACCGCCAACCTTACGGCTCAAACAAGCTGCGTAACTTCGTGGTTAAGACAACTGTAGCGATTTCGTCTGGTTCGTCTGGCAACGTGGTTGTGTCGCCTGCCGTTATCACCGCTGGCCAATTCCAGAACGTGAGCATCCCCACAACTTCCAGCACCGCTGCTGTGACCCAGTTCAACAAGACTGGTGTTGTGTCTGCTCAGAACATCATCATGCACAAGAACGCTTTCACTTTGGCTGTGGCCGATTTGGAATTGCCAGAAGGTGTGCATTTTGCTGGTCGTGCAAGCGATAAAGAGATTGGTCTGTCAATGCGTGTTGTGCGTCAGTACACCATCAACAACGACAGCATCCCAACTCGCTTGGATGTGCTCTATGGTTGGGCCCCGCTCTACCCCGAATTGGCTTGCCGCGTTGCAGCCTAATTGACAATGGGGGCTAATCACCCCCGTCATTAAACTTTTTTTAAGGAAAATCATCATGGCTAATCCAGGACCAGCATCCACCCAAACCGCCATTTATTTACTGAATGGCAATGCCGCTGACGGTTCGCTCATCGCTTCTAGCGGTGGCAAAGTCGGCTTCTATGGCACTACTCCCGTTGTTCAAGCTAGCGCAATCACCGCATTGACCGCTGGCCCATCAACTGCCGAGTTTGTGGCCGCAACCAACTCAATCATTACTGCATTGAAGAACCTTGGTTTGGTCGCTAGCTAATCACTAGCAGTTGCCTTTGCGCCCTCTGAGTAAAATCAGGGGGCGTTTTCTTTTTGTGAAGGAAAAAGATGAAACACGTGATGATTGCAATTCCCGCCTACACAGGCGTGGTTCACATGGGAACAATGCGTTCCTTGATAAACGACACCTTAGAATTGGTCAAAAGGGGTGACCGCTTTACCTTGGTTGACGATATTGGGAATGCCCTAATTGCTGACAGCCGAGGCATCATTGCCACTAGATTTTGGGAATCCGACTGTGATGACCTAATCTTTGTGGATTCGGATGTCACTTGGCAGGCTGGTGCGCTTCTTAAACTGGTAGACGCGCCTGTTGACTTGGTGGCGGGTGTTTACCCTGCTAGGCGTGACCCAATCTTTTACCCGCTTCACTATTTGGAGAAGGAAGAACTGTGGGCTGACCCCGAAACAATGCTTTTGGAAGTCAAGTCTGTGGCTACGGGGTTTATGAAAATCAGCCGAAATTGCATCGCGAAGATGATTGAGGCTTATCCCCAAAAGCACTACTACACCGCAGAACGCGACCAACAGTTTTATCCCTTGTTTGACCATGTATTTGAAGATGGGTATAAATGGGGCGAGGATTACAGTTTCTGTATCCGCTGGAGAAATATTGGGGGGCAAGTTTGGATTGACCCTGAGATTGCAATGGGGCATATCGGGTATAAAATCTTCCAAGGGCATCTAGGAAATTACCTTAGAAATAGGTAGAATTTGCCCATTCTTTGCAAAGGAAAAATATGTCAACTCCTTTTCGCGTAGTCGGCCCAACCGTTGCGGTTTCGGCTGGCGCTACCGCCACATCAGAGGCTTTGGTAAACAACAACCCAAACATTCAATGTAACTATGTATCGCTGATTAACACAGGCGCTACAAGCGTTGCTGTGAAGTTTGGCCCTACTGGTGTCGGTGCGCCCGTTCTGCCTGTGAGTGGCTCAACTACTGGTGACTTTGTGTTGCCACCTTCGATGAATGATGCGATTCTGTTTGCCGTTCCAACCACTCCCACTTATGTGCGAATGATTGGCTCTGCTGCTGGCCCTTCAATCGTTTACGTTACCCCCATCGCGTTTTAAGGGGGCTTCATGGCTGACCCCGCCGAATCAGAAAACCAAAACCTACTGCCCGTTCAGGCGTATTTTTCGGTTGACGGGACATTTCAAACCTTCATTGGTCAGGGTCAGCCGTTTTACGCGACTGTTAACCCGTCACAATCGGGTTTGAACATCACAAACAGCACGATTAACTCAACGACAATCGGTGCTGTAACGCCCTCTACTGGGGTTTTTACCAATGTCGCAACGACAACGGGAACAATCACCACAGCGCCAACCGCGAACACCGATATTGTCAATAAGCAATATGTGGATGCGGTAGCCCAAGGGCTAAACCCAAAGCAGGCTGTAAAGTGCGCCACAACCGCGAATATCACGCTTTCTGGACTCCAGACGATTGACACCTACACCACCTTGTCGGGTGATCGAGTGTTGGTTAAAAACCAAGGCACAACATCTGAGAATGGCATTTATGTCGCATCGGCAAGCGGTTGGACTCGCGCCACAGACATGGACACATGGTCTGAAGTGCCAGGCGCTTACACCGTTGTTCTATATGGTTCGGCCAATTACCAAACTGGTTGGGTTTCCACATCGGCTGATACAGGGACAATTAACGTCACCGCCATCACCTTTGTGCAGTTCTCAGGCTCTGCGACTTACTATGCTGGTACAGGTCTGACCCTTGCGGCCAACACTTTTAGCATCACGAATACTGGCGTAACAGCGGCTTCGTATGGGTCGGCTTCAAAGACTCTGACCGCGACTGTCAACGCCCAAGGTCAATTAACGGCACTTTCTGCCTCTGATATTGCCATTGCTGGCACTCAGATTACAAGCGGGTTGGTCAGTCCGACTTATGGCGGCACAGGGGTCAATAATGGCTCAAACACGCTGACTTGGAACGCAAGCTATACGCTGAACCAATCGGTTGCGTCTGGCGCTTCGCCTTCGTTCGTGGGTGCTAACTTTTCGTCAATCCCAAATGCGGCTTTGACTAACAGTTCTGTCACCATTAATGGGACTTCCATCGCCCTTGGTGCTTCAGCAACCATCACGGCGGCCAATCCCTATGCTTTGACTTTGGGAACTGGTTTGTCTGGGACTTCTTACGATGGTTCAGCGGCCGTAACTGCGGCGATTGCGAACACAGGGGTTACAGCGGCTTCTTACACGATTCTGAACGCAACAGTTAATGCTCAAGGTCAATTGACTGCGGCATCAAGCGCGGCGACAACAGGTTCAGGTAATGTGGTTTTGGCCAATGGCCCAAGCATTTCAGCCCCAACAATTGATGGCGCAAACCCTTACATTCAATTTGCGGATGGTACGGCTGTGGCTTTGGCTGCGGGTCGTATGTGGTACAACGGCACAACAGGAAGCCTGAACTTTGGCATGGGTGGTGGCAACATTACTCAGCAAGTTGGTGAGGAAATCTTTGTATATGGCAAGGCATCAGCGGCCATTACAGAGGGTCAATTGGTGATGAAAACTGGCGTGGTTGGCGCTTCTGGCGTTATCACATTCGCCCCAACTTCAGCCAATATTACTAATGACAACGTAATTATCGGTATCGCCACAGAAAACATTCCTCTCAACGGCTTTGGTCGTGTTACAGCTTTTGGCGTGGTTCATGGAATCAACACATCTGCTTTTACCGATGGGGCAACGCTTTGGTACGACCCAACATCTAGCACAGGCGGGATGACTGCCACAAAACCTTCAGCGCCTAACGCAAAGTGTGAAGTTGGTATTGTTATCAACGCTGGTTCTGGCGGGTCTGGTTCAATTCAAGTTGAAATCATTCACGGCACAACTTTGGGCGGTACTGACTCAAATGTTGGCTTTGGAACTTTGGCTAATGGCGATCTGATTCAATACAACACAAGTTTGGGGTATTGGACTAATGTGGCCACAAGCACAGTTTCTGTCGGAACTGCGACCAATTTAGCTGGTGGCGGTGCGGGATATGTTCCCTACCAATCAGCCTCTGGCACGACTGCGTTTGTTTCTGCTGGAACTTCTGGCCAAGTCTTAACCTCAAACGGCTCAAGCGCACCTACTTGGACAACTCCAACCGCCTACGCCACAGTTACTGACGATACAACCACAAACGCCACCCGTTATCCGCTGTTTGCGGCGGCTACAAGCGGCAATTTAACGACTGAATACACTAGCAGTACCAAGTACCAATTCAACCCCTCTACGGGCGTTTTAACGGCTACGCAGTTTAGCGGTTCTGGTGCTGGTCTAACCTCAATCCCAAATTCAGCGCTGACCAACTCAAGCATCACAATTGGCTCAACCGCCATCAGCTTGGGGGCGACTGCTACGACCATTGCGGGGCTGAGTTCTGTCACATCGACTACTTTTGTGGGCGCTTTGAATGGCAATGCTAATACAGCGACCACGGCCACAACAGCAACGAACGCAACAAACACGGCGATTACAGATGACACGACTACAAACGCCACTTTCTATCCGACTTTTGTAAGCAACACAACAGGCAATTTGCCACAAACAGTTTCGTCAACAAAGCTAAAATTCAACCCATCAACGGGGGCTTTGACAGTCAGCCAGTTAATCATCGCACCATAAGGAAGAATCATGGGCAATTTAGTATTTCAAGCAACATTAGGCGGTCAAGTTAACTTGGTTGGCCCTAACACCGCATCCACTTTTAACTTGAATGTTCCTGCTGTTTCTAGCACTATTTCTACGACAAGCGGAACTGAAACCCTGACCAACAAGACTCTGACAACGCCTGTAATCAATGGGTTTACTGGCGACACATCGGTGGTGAATATTGGTTCTGGCCAATTTTACAAGGACACTTCTGGAAACATTGGTGTAGGTGTTACGCCTAGTGCTTGGTTTGCAAACAGTAAAGCAATTCAGTTGGGTCAAGGTTCTTTTATTGAAGGCCGTGCAAACAACTACACAGTAACCGAAGTTGGCTCTAATGTTTATTTGAATTCTTCTGGTAACTGGACATACTTGTCAACCGCTGCGGCTGCTCTTTATCAGCAAAACGCTGGCGCTCACAATTGGCAAATTGTTGGTTCAGGCACAGCAGGAACAACAGCATCCTTCACCCAAGCAATGACGCTTGATGCTAGTGGGAATTTGATGGTTGGCACGACAAGCAGCGCTGGTCGTCTGACTGTTGCAACTAGCACATCCGTAGATGCACAAGTAACCATTAAAGCCCAAACAAACAACTACGCATCAATTTTGAATCTTGAGGGCGCAAATGATAATGGTGCGATATATAACTACATTGCATCAAACACAACTGGCGTTACTCAGCATTGGAAAATTAGTGGCGGCGGCGCTGCAAACACAATGGCGCTTGCAACGGCTGGCACAGAACGCGCCCGTATCGACTCCAGCGGTAACTTGCTGGTGGGGAAAACAGCTGCAGATACTACTAACGCTGGTGTGTGGATTTATAATGCTGGAGGAAATGGACGACTTAATGTAATTAAAGCAAATTCAGGAACAGTAAGTTCAATTGCTAACTATTATTCTGGCACTTATGTCGGTGGTATTGACTACTCAAATACTGCAACATCTCTTGTTTCTTCATCTGATGAACGATTGAAAGAAAACATTGTTGCCGCACCGCAAGCATTAGAAAAAGTTAACGCTATTGAAGTTGTTTCTTACGATTGGAAACATGACCCAAGCCATGTTGAATTTGGTTTTGTTGCTCAAAGATTAAACACAATTTATTCAGAAGCGGTGACGCAAGGCGATGTTGGTGAAGAAATAGAAAAAACTTGGGGTGTTGAATATGGTCGTTTGACTCCTTTGTTGGTCAAAGCCATCCAAGAACAACAAGCCATCATCACTCAATTACAGGCTGATGTAGCCGCATTGAAAGGTTAATCATGATAATTACATGGAAAATCAATAACCTAGAACGCCAAACCTCTGATGGTCTTGTAACAGTAGTGCATTGGGGTGCTTCAGCCGTAGATGGCGATGTAAGCGCATCTATCGTGAACACACAAGCCCTAGAGCGTGGTGACTCATTCGTGAACTACGACACCCTGACTGAAGAAACAGTATTGGGTTGGTTGTGGGGCAAGATTGACAAGGCTGCGGTGGAAGCTGCTTTAGAGGCTCAGATTGAGGCTCAAAAAGCACCCGTGACAGCCAACGGTTTGCCTTGGGTGACAGAATGAATTTCGTCTGGAAAATCCTAGAACTGTTCGCAGAGGAAGGCCGAATTACATCGGCCAAATACCATTGCGCTGTTTCTGACGATGACAACACCGTAGAAACTGAGGGCTACTGGTCTTTTCCTGAAGCGGGAACTGTTCCTTTTGACCAGGTGACCGAGGAAATGATTGCTGGCTGGATTGAACAAGCCTCTATCAAAGACGGTCAGAGTGTCATAAAATCAAGGCTAGAAGAACAACTAAAAGCACAACAAAAACCTGTTCCAGCCCCTTGGATGCCGCAAGTCTTTACGCCTAATATTTAAGGATTCCCTATGGCAATGCCAATTGACATTATCAGCAGAGCGTTAAAAGATATTGGCGCATTGGAAGCGGGCGAGACACCTACGCCTGATGCGGCTCAAGACGCATTTGATATGCTGAATGACCTTGTTGACCAATGGTCAAACGAGAGTTTCATGGTGTTCAATGTCACAGAGATTATTTTTCCTGTGATTAACGGTCAGACTCAATACACAATTGGCCCCAACCCTTCAACTCAGAACTTTATTGGCGCGTCATTTACTGGCTCGATTGCTGGAAACATTCTGACCGTGACAGGCATTAACTCTGGTGCTGTGGCTCAAGGGCAAACCCTAAGTGGCGGTGGTATTCTGCAAGGCACAAAGATCACAGCAAGCCTGACAGGTGCAGGCGGTAATGTGAACGAAGTGGGCACTTACAGGGTTAATTTGCCCCAAACTGTTGCCTCAACAACCATCACGGCCAACTACCAAAAGCCTTTGAGCATTGATTCGGCGTTTGTTCGGATTAACACCACATCTAACGGCCAACCCATCTTAAACGGTGGTTTGGACTATCCTGTTGCGATTCTTGCCCTGCAAGATTACGAAATGATCGGTTTGAAAACGCTAAACGGCCCTTGGCCAAAAGCGTTGTATTACAACCCAAACGAAGAATCTGGTAACTTGTTTGTGTGGCCAAACCCTGCACAAGGCGAAATGCACTTGTTTGCAAACACCTTGTTCAGCCGATATGACAGCCTTTACAACGATGTAATCCTGCCACAAGGCTACTCAATGGCTTTGCGTTGGTGCTTGGCTGAACGCCTGATGCCTATGTATGGAAAGGCAAATCAAACGCAAATCGCCATGATTTCCCAATATGCCGCACAGTCAAAGTCAACATTGAAGCGAACCAATATGTCGCCTTTGCAAACCGCGAGATACCCTGATGCTCTAATGAACAGCAGAGCGCGTGACGCCGGATGGATTTTGTCCGGAGGCTTTATTTAGTACATTTTAAAATAAAATTAAAACTATGTACTATGTTTATCAACACAGAAAAGCAGATACCAACGAAGTTTTTTATGTTGGTAAAGGCGTTGGTGACCGCGCTTACAAAGAACGAAGCCGCAATGATTATTGGAAGCGTATTGTCGCCAAGCATGGTTACAAAGTTGCGTTTATTGCAAAAGATTTGACTGAAGAATTGGCTTTTCTTGTAGAGGCTGAAACGATAAACCTATACAAACGCCTAAACATCAAATTGTCAAACATGACTGATGGTGGTGAGGGTGCGTCTGGTTACCGTCATACTGAACAACACAAACAAAAAATGGTTGGTAATCAGTACGGCAAATTGGTAAAGCAAAATGGCTTCAAGGGTAAAACGCATTCTGACGAGCAAAAAGCTAAATGGTCTGAAACTCGCAAAGGCGTGACTTCACCAAGAAAAGGCGTCACCCTTTCTGATGAAACTAGAAGTAAAATCAGCCAAGCAAGAATCGGCATGATTGTAAAAAAGCGCCGAGCCTTGACTGATGAACAAGTCAGAGAGATTCGCGTGTTGTTGCCTCAACATTCGATTGCCGCACTTGCCAGAAAATATGGTGTTGGTGAATCCACCATCCGCAGATTGCGTGATGGCGAACGATATGCAGAGGTGAAATAATGCCAGATTTTGGATTCGTTGGGCCAAGTTATGAAGCGCCAAGCATTACGCAGGAAGCGCAAGAGTGCATAAATTTCTTTCCTGAAATTGACCCACTTAAACAAGCTGGTGAGCGTGGCGTGGTCGCGCTTTACCCAACGCCAGGGCTGACAATCAAAGCCGTTCTGCCCAACCTTCAAGAAGTTCGCGGTCTGCGTACCTTGTCTGGTGGCGAACAAATGATTGCGGTCTGCGGGCCGTATGTTTATGTCTTAACCGCCAACTTAGTCCCTGCCGTGGTGGGGTTCTTGAATTCCTCAAGCGGCAAGGTCGGGATTACTGACAACGGCATAAACGCTTACATCGTAGATGGGGCTTATCGCTACACATGGCGTATTTCAGCGCCAGCAACTGCGGTGTTTACTGGCTCAATTAGTTCTACGACCCTGACTGTAAGTTCTGTGTCAAGCGGCACTATTGCTGTCGGTCAGTCTCTTTATGGCGTGGGTGTGTCGGCTGAAACCGTCATTACCGCTTTGGGAACTGGCACAGGCGGGGCGGGAACTTACACAGTTAATGTGTCTCAGACTGTGACCGCTAGGGCATTGAATTCTGCAACTGTGGGGGCAACCTTTACCGCGACAATTTCAGGCTCTACGATGACCGTTTCTGCGGTTGCTAGCGGTACTCTTTACCTTGGTCAGACAGTTCAAGGCGCGGGTGTAACAGCCAATTCTGTGATTACCGCTTTGGGTACGGGAGCTGGCGGGGCTGGCACTTACACCTTGAGCGCGTCTAGTACTGTGGGTTCTTCAACCACAATGTATGGTTTGAACTTTTCTGTTCTTCCCTCTACCGATGGTGCTTTCAGCGGGGCAAACACCTGCGACATTATTGACAACTACTTTGTTTACAACAATCCAACTACCCAACAATGGGGCGCGTCTGACCTTTTAAGCCCGATTTCGCCTGCTTTGAGTTATGGATTGAAGGATGGTTCGCCTGATGACTTGGTGGCTCTAATTGCTGACCACCGAGAAGTTTATCTAATGGGCGAGACTTCTTCAGAGGTGTGGGTGGATGTGGGGGCGACTCCCTTCCCTTTCCAAAGAATCCCTGGCACATCTACCCAACACGGCATTGCTGCGCCTTTCTCGCTTTATCGCCTTGGTAACTCATTTGCTTATGTAAGCCACAACAATCGTGGTCAAGCTCAGATCATGCAAATGAATGGGTACATTCCTCAGAGGATTTCCACTCACGCTGTGGAAAACACTTTGGTTAATCAGACAATTGATGACGCTATTGCTTGGACTTACCAGCTTGAAGGCCATGAAGTCTATGTAGTGACTTTCCCTAGTATTGGGACAAATGGCCTGACATGGGCTTATGACGCTACTACTCAGATGTGGCACAAATGGCTCTATACCGCCGATGACAACTCTTATCAGCGTCATCGTGGTAATTGCTGTGCGGTCTTTCAGGGAATGGTTTTGGTCGGAGATTACGCCAATGGCAAGATTTACCAATTAGACAAGACCAACTTTACTGATGACGGCCAGAATGTGCGCCGATTGCGTAGAGCGCCCCACCTTGTTGCTGACTTCCAGCGTCAGTATTTTGACGAACTTCAGATTCAATTCCAGCCTGGTGTCGGGACAACGGGCTTGTCTCAGCCTACTGGCGACATTTACCTGAATTCGCCTTACATCATTTACCCTGAAGCGACCTTTACGATTGGCCCTTTCCAGACCTTTATTATTGGCCAACAAGCCAATTTGACGACCAATGTGACCACGACCAACCCACAGGCGATGTTGCGCTGGTCAAATGACGGTGGTTCAACTTGGTCTAAAGAATATTGGGTTTCCATCGGCAAGATGGGCAAGTACCGCAATCGTGCCATTTGGCGCAGATTAGGCATGGCGCGAGACAGAATCTTTGAAGTCTCAATTACCGACCCTGTAAATGCCGTGATTGTGTCGGCTAACCTAAAAGCATCTGGGGGTGCAAATTGAGCAACGGCTTACCCACAACTTACCAGACTAATCCCTATCCACAGAGTGAATTTCTGGATGGGAACACCAAACGACCTACAAGGGCATGGCAACAATTCTTTTTGAATCTGTTGAACTTTTCCTCATCAACAACAGCGACCACGGGGGCGGCAACGCTTCCCGCTAATCCTGTTGGGTTCATAAATGTGACTGTGAATGGTCAACCTTACAAAGTGCCTTATTACAATCCCTGAATGAAAATTCTACGCATACCGCCCGAACAAATCTCACAGAGGTGGGGGCAGATTTCCCCATTTTTGGCTGATGTTCTGGAATGTGCGACTGATGATTTCACTCTTGACCAAATGAAGGTTTACCTAACAAATGGTCAATGGCTAACGCTAGGGGTTTTTGATGAGGCAGACTTGAGGGGCGTGATTACTGTTTCGTTCACAAATATGCCAAACGACAGAGTTGCGTTTATTACTGCCATTGGTGGCAAAAATATTACCAATTCTGACACTTTTAACCAGTTTCAGACTATCCTAAGAGCGCATGGTGCGACTAAAATTCAGGGTGGTGTAAGAGAATCTGTTGCAAGACTTTGGCGCAGGCTTAACTTCAAACAACGCCAAATTTTGGTGGAGTTCAAACTATGAGATACAACGCATTTTTTGGCGAATTACCGCTTAACGCTTTCAAACCCCGCCCTAGTGGGGGAATGACTTTTGAGGGCGGTAATCCCATTTCTGCCGTGACTGACGCAATTGGCGATGTTGTTGAGGGCGTTGGCGATGTTGGCCAGACCGTCATCAATGAGGTCGGTAATGCTGGCAAGGCGATTGACCAAACTGTTCGCGATGTGTTGCCTGGCGGATGGACTACCGCCGCATTGTTGGCCGCTGGATACTATTATTCTCCTGAAATTGGCGCTTACATGAATGCACAAGGGGCGACAGTACCCCTTTCCCAAGTGGCTGATGCTAGTGTTGCTGCCGCGCCTACCGCTGCCGCTGGTTCAGCAGGTACAGGTTTAACCGCTGGTGGAACTGGTTTGGGACTGACATTGCCAGAAGCCACAACTGGTTTGGGCATGACAGCCCCTGCTGGCTCTGGTTTGGCCGCAGGAACTACCGCAGGCACTTCTGCCGCAAACCTAGCTGGTTTGGGTGCAGGACTTGGAACATCTGGATTGGCATCTGGAACAGGCTCTTTGTTGGGCGCGGCTGGTGCAGGTGCGGCTGGTTCTGCTTTAGGCTCTGCCGCCGCAGGTGCTGCGGGTGCAGGTGCAGGTTCTAGTCTTTCATCAATGTTGCCTTACATGACCGCTGGTCAGATTGGCACAGGATTGCTTCAAGCCAATGCCGCCACAAACGCCGCCGACATTCAAGCCGCCGCCGCTGATCGAGCAACAGCAATTCAGCAAAGAAATTTTGACATTATCAACGCCCAACAAGCACCATATCGCGGTGCTGGTTATGGCGCTTTGAACAAATTGGCTGGAATGGGTAGCGGTCAAACCCAAATGTATGACGAGACAGGCAAGCCAATTGGTGCTGTTACTGGTGCAACTGATTACTTGACTCGCCAATTTAGCCCTGAAGATTTTGCCGCAGGCATTGACCCTGGTTATGCTTTCAGACTCCAACAAGGCCAAATGGCCAACCAAAGAGCCGCTAACGTTGGTGGTGGTGCTTTGTCTGGAAACACACTAAGAGGCTTGCAAGACTATACCCAAGGGCTTGCATCACAAGAATATGGAAATGCCTTTAATCGTTTCCAAACTCAGCGTCAAAACATTTACAACACTTTGGCTGGTATTGCAGGCATCGGTCAAGCAGGCCAAACAGCCACAAACACAGCAGGCACTAACTTGGCCAACGCCGCTTCTCAATTGGGTGTCGGTGCGGCTGGCGCTCAAGCCGCTGGCTTAACTGGTCAAACAAACGCTTTGGCCAACACCGCCCAAAACGTGATTGGCAATTACACTTTGGCATCATTGTTGAACCAGCGTGGCAATGTTGCTTTACCAACAGGTTAAGGATTAAAGATGGCTGACTATCAATTCAACACAAACCTTGGCCCTACCGCCCAACAAGGCACAAACATCGCCGACATGGTAAACCTTGCGCGTGGAGTGCAAGCGTATCAACAATCTCAAGAACTCAATCCTTTGGCTGTGCAAAAAGCCAAGATGGAAATTGAGCAAGCTCAGAAGTTGAACCCTTTGGCTGTTCGTCAACAGACTGCCCAAACTGGCACGGCTGAACTTGGTTTGAGTTCTGCCCAAACCGAAAAACTGTATGGTTTGGCTGGTGGTGTTTTGAATGACCCACGACTGAAAAGCAAAAAGCCAGAAGAAGTGATGGGCGCTTTATACGAAGCTCAACAACGCGCCTCAACTTACGGCCTGCCAAAAGAAACTGTTGATGGTGTGTTTAACCCATTGTTTCAAACCGCACAAAAGCGCCCTGAAGCTGTGAAGCAGGCCATCAACAACATCGTTCAAAGCCGCTTGCCTGCTGAATCTCAGACCGCCTTGCAAATGGGTGGAACTGTTGAAATCAACGGCGTTAAATACCAATATGCCCCCGCCTCTGGCAAACTTGAGCAAATTGGTGGCGGTGCTGCACCTTCTGCTACACCTACCGCGCCCACCGCGCCTTCTGCGCCTACCGCGCCTTCTGCCCCGTCAGAAATGCGTGGCCTTGTTCGCCAAGATATGCCTGTTGCCTCTGGTGGTGTTCCACAAATGAACACACAGCAAACTGCGCGATATGACGAAGGCCAAAAGATTCAAGCCGAATCTACAAGCCTTGCACAAGCCGCACAAGAGGCCAAGCAAACATCACGCAAGATCAAAGAAAACATTGCCGCCGCCTCTGGAAGTAAGCCAGGCCAATTAATTCGTTCTGCTGGTAAGTTCATTGCTGGTAGTGAGGAACTTGACGAGTTGGTCAAGAACTTGGCAGACAACCAAATGCGTCAAGCCGCATTGATGGGCGCAAGCCAAGCCACAGACCAAGCCCGTCAAGTGGTGGCTTTGGCAAATGGTAGCGAAAACATTACAGCAGGCGCTTTGGCTCAGATTGTTCAACGCGCCGATGCGACTTCTACCGCTTTGGAGAAGTTCAACAAAGGTCTGAACAAGTACTTTGAGAAGTCTGGTGCATACAACGGCCCAATCCATGCGAGAAACTTTAAGCAAACATGGGCTGATAACTATGACCCACGAATCTTTATGGTTCAGAACGTCAATTCTTCTGATATGTCACCCGCTGAGAAACAAGCTCAATTGCAATTGATTCTTAAGGGTACATCAGAGCAAGAGCGTAAAGATTTGGCTAAGAAGGCTGAGATTATCAAACGCTTGGAAAGAGGTGATTTCTAATGGCATACGAAACCGACCCAGATGTTGCGGCATTTTTGTCTGTCGGTAAAGGTTCTGCCGCCAGCCGAATCCCAACAAAAGAACCAACGCTTGAAGAAATAAAGAAGAACAAAAAGGGTTATTCAAACGCTAACCCTCAACTACAAGCGGAAGCAGACTATGCAACCGACCCCGATGTTTCTGCCTTTTTGTCAGTTACACCAAAGAAAGTAAAAACCGCAGACTTGCCAAACCAATTCCAACAATTAGTTGGTAAAGGTTTGCAGACCATTAACCAGCCATTGCAACAAATGCGTGACATTGGCGAGGCTGGTGCGGCATTGTTAAGCGGTGCTGTTGCCGCGCCTTTGGGTGCTGCTACTGGTGTCGTTTCTGCTTTACGTTCGGGAAAGTTTGGCACTCAAGAAGGCATCAAAGCAGGCCAAGAACAAGCCGCAAACTTACAACAGCAACTGACCTACCAACCAAGGTCTGAGGGTGCAAAATCCATTGTTGAATCAATCAGCAAGATTCCTGAAAAACTAACTGGTTCAACTATGGGGGTCGGGCCTTTGCCTGAGACTTATGGATTTGCACCTTTGGCTGCGCCTGCGGCTGAACAAGCTGTTGCAAAAGCCGCCGCCGCGCCTACTCAAATGCGCCAGCAATTTCAGAATCTTAAAGCTCAAGCGCCTACTGTTAGAGTGGAGAAAGTCCAGCCAGGTATGCAATCGGGCGGTGCTGCTGCGGCTGTTCCAGAGAATGTATTGCGTGGCAACATTGATGCGGCAATTGCTAACGCTTCCCCTGAACTTCAGTCTCATGTCAGCGCCCTACCACCTCAGAAAGTCAACATTCCTGCTTTGGAAACCAGAGCATTGGAAGAAAAGCATGGCGTGAACTTGTTGACTAGCCAAAGAACTGGCGATTTGCAGGGTTACACCGAGGCTTGGAATCAACGCGCCAAAAATGGTTTGATCGGTGATTTTGAGCAACAACCTAAACAATTGGCTCAAGCATTTGAGCAGTCAAAACAGCGTCATGCCCCTGACATTCCATCAACAGCCGATGCGTCTGAGTTGGGTCAGATAATGATTGACTCATTGGCGGCAAAAGATCAAATTCGCCAAGACGCTATTAGAGGCGCTTACAAGGCTTTAGAAGAAGCCAATGGTGGCCAGTTCCCGATTGATGTGCAAACGCTTGACACAAACATTAAGAGCAATTTGGCGGCTAAGTTAAAGACAAGCCACCTTTCTACCGCTATTGCGTCAGACCTCAAAGACTTCTACGCCAATCCAACATTTGAGGCTTACGAAGCTCTGAGAACTAACCTGTCAAACGAAATGCGTTCTAGCGCAAATGGAAACGCTAGGGCTGCGGCTTACATTGTTCGTCAGGAATTGGAAAACTTGCCTATCTTTGGTGAAAATGGTGGAAGTCCACAAGCACGACAATTGAAGGCTTTGGCTGACCAAGCGCGTTCACTACACAAAGAACGCCAAGACATTCTTAAGTCAAACCCTGCTTATCGTGCCGCTGTTCGTGAGGCAGGTACTTTGGAAGAAGCCGCCGCCCAAGGTGAAAGCCTGAACGCTGACAAGTTCCACAAGAAATTTGTGGCCAGCGCAAGCCCTGAAGCAATTAGACGCATGAAAGCCGAAATCGGTTCTGATAGTGTTGCCAACCAAGCAATCGCTTTTGCTGAACTTGAAAGAGCTAAACGCGCTATCACAAATGCAAACGAAAGCAGAGTGAAAGCAGACACTTTTGCTGATTTCATACGAAACAACAAATCTGTGTTGCGTGAGGCATTGCCGCCAGAAGCTATGCAGGATGTGATGGAAATCGGACTGTTAAACAGCAAGATTGGCAAGCCCGAAGCTGGCACATTTAACTATTCAAACACATACGCTAGCATGATCGGTGATTTAGCCAAGCAAGGTTTGTTAGGTCTTGGTGAAGCTAAACTTGCTGGCGCTACTGGTGGGGCTTCAATCCCCGCTGTTGGCGGTTTGAAAATGATGTTTGAAAAGATGAACAAGGATGCCTTTGCTAATAGCCAAAGAAATCCTTTTGGTGGACTAACTAAGGACTAAAAATGGCAGTAAATCTTTCCCCTATTGGTAACGGCTTCCAGTTCTTTACCACCACAGGAATCCCACTCGCGGGTGGTTTTCTCTATACCTACCAAGCAGGTTCAACCACCCCCGCTACGACTTACACCGACAGCGCGGGTACTATTCCCAACACCAACCCAATCCAATTGGGGACTGATGGCCGCCCACCACAAGAGATTTGGTTAACCGCTGGCTCGACCTATAAGTTTGTGTTGTCCGATTCCTCTAACGTGGTGATTCAGACCTATGACAACCTTTATGGAATTATTGGCACGACTCCATCTGTTAGTGCTGTTCCTGCTGGCGGGATTATTATGTGGTCTGGCTCAATCGCTAGTATCCCTTCTGGATATTATCTTTGCGATGGTCAGAACGGCACTCCTGACTTGCGTGATCGTTTTGTTGTTGGCTCTGGCTCAACCTATGCTGTGGGTAATACTGGCGGTTTTACTTCTTCTGTGACCTCAAATATTGGTACAAACCTGCCCCTGTATTATTCTTTGGCGTTTATCCAGAAAGCCTAAGATGGAAAACGTGGAGACTAAATTGGCCGTTCACGAAGCCATTTGTGCAGAGCGTTACCACCGAATCAATAGCTCTTTGGATGATGGTTCTAAGCGCATGACAAAGATTGAATATCTTTTGTATGCGGTGATGATCGCTGTCCTGCTTGGGCCTGGCGTGGCTGCCGAGTTCGTGAAGAAACTTTTGGGGTTGTGATATTGACCCGATTTCTGCAATGCTCATGCTGTCAAGCGCACTCAAGGGCATACGCTCTTGTTGTGAAATGCTGTCAGAGGGCAAAGCAGAGATACAGCGCATAAAGAAGGGGGTCGCTGATGCCAAAGAAATTGCAAAGGAAGTTTCTGGATTCTTTGGTTGGATTAAAAACCTGTTTGGGGACAAGCCTAGCCCTGAGAGCGTACCAGTTAAGTCAGAAAAGAAAGTAAAGGATGAATATGTTGACTACATTCCTGACCAAGATGCGATCATTGACCAATTCATTAAGCACGTTGGCGACTTCTTTAAGGCACAGGCTTATCTCATTGCTTACAAAGAAGATTTAGAGCGCAAAGTGTTCAGTACCTCATACGGCGACAACAACATTGGTGCTTTGGAATTGATTTCCATTGAAACAAAGTTGGTCAAGTGTGGGACTGAACTACGGGAGTTGATGAACGAAGCGCCTGCCGAACTTGGCCCTCTGTACAGCCGATATAAAGCCATGTACGCTAAGATTCTTGATGAGCAGCGTAAGTCAAGGGAAAGGGACAAAAGAAACGAAAAACAAAGGCGTTTAGACAAGATCAAGACTGAGAATGACAGGGTTGATCGTTGTGTTCCTCATTGGGTTACGCTTGGTTTGGTCATTATCTTTTGGTTGTTTATATGGCTAATATCTCTGAATATGACGCAAAAATCTACTTTTGGGGCATGGTCTTATTCGCCACCGTCAGCTTTATCGCACTTCCAGCCGTTGCCTTTATTTATCTTGAAAACCGAATCATCAACGAACAGACCAAAATTGCTTTGAAGAAGATTGAAAAGCTGGAAAAGAAGTTAACCAAAGAAAAGGAAGAATGATGTTACCAATCGTTGCTGGAATCGTGGCCAACCTAATTAACAACGGGATGCACAAAGTGGCTGACCAAGTTATAGAGAAGGGCGTTGATGCCGTTCAGGAAAAGTTGGGCATGGAACTAAAACCCGAGGGCGAGGCCACACCAGAATACAACGCTAAGTTACAAGAAGAAGCCAACCGTCATTCTGAGTTCATGGCTGAATTGGATGAGAAATCTACCCAACGCGCTACTGATATGTATATGAACGATGACAGCACCAAGCGCTTTGCACAACATTACGCTTGGTTTCTGTCTGTCGTTTCGTTCCTCTATTTCTTTATGGTGTCTTTCATGCCCATTGAGAACCGCAACCGAGACTTCATCAACATCATTTTGGGATTTCTAATCGGTACTGCGGTGAACTCTTTGATTCGCTTTTTCTATGGTTCGTCTAATAAGTCTCAAGAGGCTGTTGACCAAAAGCAAAAGGAACAAAAAGAATGATTCCAGAGCGCAAACACCTAGAAGCTGCGGGGGTGAAAGACCCTGATAAATGGCTGGATGCTGTGGTTCAGACCTGCCAAGAATTTGAGATTGACACCCTTGAGAGGATTGCTGCTTTCATTGCTCAGACCGCCCATGAATCTGGTGGTTACACAATGCTGACAGAGAATCTAAACTACAAAGCGGCAACCTTGGCGGCTTGTTGGCCAAACCGATTCGCGGTTCTTGGCGCTGACAAAAAGCCCATTAAAGACAATGGCAAGCTAGTCCCCACCGCTGTGGCCAACTCTATCGCTGGCAAGCCTGAGTTAATTGCTAACCTAGTTTATTCGGCTCGGATGGGTAACGGCCCTGCTGAATCTGGTGAGGGCTGGAAATATCGCGGAAGGGGCTTAAAACAGCTTACAGGCAAGGATAACTACACTCGATGTGGACAAGCCTTGGGCGTTGATTTTGTGGGCAACCCTGACCTTCTGTTAGAACCCCTCTATGCCGCCCGTTCTGCTGGTTGGTTCTGGAAATCTAATAACCTGTCTAAATTTGCCGATGTGGAAGATTTAGAAGGCATGACCAAAAAAATCAACGGGGGCTTAATCGGGATTGCAGACCGAAAAGCCCGTTACCAAAAGGTCAAGTCAGTCTAAGGCGCTAAGAGCTAAAACAAACACCCCAATGGCAACGCTGATGACAGCGCCAAGGACTAAGATTGCTGACAGCATAAAGATGTTAGTCATCGTTTCATGTTCCTTACAAAAACAGCAAAACTAGCGGCGGTGTCTCCAAAGACAACCATCTTTTCAAACTCTGCCGCCACTTCCTCAAGGACTAGATTTCGGTAAGGGTCTAGTTCTTTCTTTTGTTCAATGTGCTGCTTACGCCAACCCATTGCCTGCTCACGTTCAATGCGGTCAAATTCGTCATCTTCATCGGTCATTACAAACCCTTCCTTTTCTAACCATTTGCGGAAATTTTCATCTATTTGGGGCGGTTTGGCACGTTTTCTTTTCCCATACCAAGGCGCACCAGGGGCGAGGACTGTTTTCATAGCGGCTCACGCTTTGGTTGTGGGTGGGTGTAAAGAGGGGCATAGCCTTTACACGGTTCTTCTAACAAATCAATTAAATTCCCTATTTCGCTGAACTGTGCCCACGCCACAGGCTCTTGCTTCTCTGCCTCTGCGATGGCTTGGCGTAGGGATGTGATGGCGTCTTCAACTTCATCCATGACTCGCATCGGCCCCGCCCATGTCCATCCAGTAACTTCGTCCAACGCCTCAAGCGCCTGTTTCATTGCTTCTATGCTCATATCACCCCCAAAAAACCAAGTCTAAAAGTAAAGCCACAAAGACTATCCCAAGCAAAAGTTCAAAGTCACTCACAACAATCTCACTTGTACTGGAATAAACGCCCACTCGCGTTCCATACGGCCGCTGTTGGACTTCACTTGGTTTCCTGTCAAACATATCTGACCTTCTTTCAAAAGTTCATTCAATCGTCTTGCTACCTGATTACCGTCAAGCCCTGTGTGCTTGGCGATACCGTCTTTGCCCAATGCGCCATGTATTTGGAGACAAGTAACAATCAAGCGTGAGTGGTGCTTTGAAAGTTCTTTGGCTGAATCGGCAGCCATGAAGCTGGTGATTGGGTCTGTGTTTCTCGCTCTAATGTGTTCCATCTAATTACTCCTAAAGGGTGGGGTACTAACTCTGCGTCTGCTTGCGAAGATGTCCAATCAATTACAAACAGCATCCGTGCTTTCCCCCGTTAATCAAAAATCCATGTCTGAGTGTTCTTTTTCGCGTGGTTCGTTGAGATATGCCCAACCTGACCAACCGCCCTCAATGATTGGCAGATTGTCCAATTTCAACATCAGACCATTCTTTGTGTCAATGATCGAACCGATGCGGTAATACTTGGTCTTTTCCACGCCGTCTTTCATGTACTTGCCGCCTGTGACGGTGACTTCATATTTAAATTTACTCATAGTTTTCTTTTTAAGTCATTGAGTTTGCTTACTTTCACATCTAATTCCATCAGAAACGACAGAACTTCTTTCTCCAACATTGATATGTAATCTTCATCCCGTGGGACTCGCTTAATAAACAATTGGAGTTCTTTTGGCAATCGTGGGTCAAAGCTCACGAAGTCACACCACTTTCTGTCGGTACAAGCCATTTGCCATTGCATTTGGGTGACATACTTGCCTGGCACAGTTTGGGTCAGCAAAGTGTCAATATGCGTGGCCGTCTGGGGCGCTTTTATCTCAATAAGCCCCTCTGTGCCCACAAGCCCATCAGGTGACGCGCCAGCCTGTTCAATGCGTGGGTGGGTAATCATGGCTACCTCATCCACTAAAACATCCATCTTGGCCTCATACGCTGCTCTAGCGAGTGGTTCGTTATCTGTCCCCCATTGCATTGCCGCATTGGTGTAGGACTCTGCCACAGTCCCTGTCATGCGCTCACAGACCAACTGCGCCATGTAATTTTCACGGCTGGTTGAATAGCCTGTTTTGGTCTTGGCAATCACATCAGCTACGCGAGAGGCCGTGACCTTACCCAAGCGCTGTGCGAACCATTCTGGTGTTCCCTGTTCAATCATTGTTTGTCCTTCCAGTCTTTTAAGGCTTTTTTGCCCATGTCTGTCAAAATGCTGCCTGAGTTCACCAAACCTCTGCGCCTGAGTGACCAGTATGTGTTCCATGAACCAGGCTTTTTGTTATCCAACTTAAATTTCCAACCCAAAGCAAAATGTTTCAACATAAAGGCTTGGTGCTGGCTAAGTTGAATTTTGGCCATTTTTATTCTTGACCTTTCAATTTCAATCCATGTTCAGCCATGGCCTCTCTAACAAGTTGTACGCCTTTTGCGCCCAAGTTAGGAATTCTTTTTAAATCTCGTATATCCCATTTACATAACTGTTCTTTTGTATAAATATCTTCTGCTCTTAAGCAACGAAAATATCTAACTGGTAAATTTAACTCGTGTAAATCGGCATTTTTATATAGTTGCTCTCGCTCTTGTTCTGCCAACCATTCCGCATGGATTCTGTCGCGATGATTTACCATTTCAATCGCTAGCCGATAAGCTGTTTGAGCCAATGCAAATGGATTGGTAATTCCAAATTTTTCAACTTGTGCTGTCATTGCGTTTGTCGCAAAGTGATCTAACAATTCTTCTTTAGTCATACAAAACTCGCTTTCTTTTCGTCTTTAGCTGCAATGATTTTCTTCTGCCAGTTGGCATCAGTCCCACAAGCCTTGTACGCTTCTGTATAGGCTTTCTTCAATTCGTCTGCGTTCTTAGCGTCTTGAATAGCTACTAAGTGGTCTGCCATCATGTTTGAATCAACAGATGGTTTACGGCTAGCCATGTTGCCATCGTCATCTTCTGGCGCGATACCGCAAGCTGCCATCAATGAATAACGGCGGCCATAAGTAAGGGCAGAAGCGTAACCTTGTGGGTCTTTCTTGGTGGCAGGAAAGTGGACAATCCCGCACTCCAACATTTCGCCTGATTCGTGGACAAACACAGTCTCAACCATGATGCCGTCAGGACAATCGTAGTTCTTCTGTAAAAGGAAAATGCCGTTGTCGTTCAAGGCATCAATGACAGCCTCAACGCAAGCTGACAGATCGGCATACTTTGAGCGAAAGTGTGGGTTAGTGGAAGTCTTGAGGGCAGGGCCAAAGGCTTTCTGCGCCTTGACAAGTGCGGTGGCAATATTCTTCATTTATTTACTCCAAAAAAATACATCTAATGCAACAACAACCAAGGCAATAACGCTGATTGCCATTATTACTTTGTCAACCCAATGAAGCCCGTTGTAAGGCTTCTCGATTGATGCGCCATATTCCATCGTGTTGGGAAAGGCTTCGTTAATGGTGCGGGGGTGTTTGCGTTCAGTCATTTGCGTTCTCCAAAGCAATCTCTAAAGCCAAGTCAGCATTGCGGCGCTTGATAATGGCGAGATAGTTTTGTTCAAATTCGCGGATTACAGCATCTGACAGCAGGTTGTAAATGCAGTCGTCACCGTTAATCATGACATTCCACAGAGAGCCTGTGTATGGGTCAAAGATACATTCAAACGTTGCGCTTGAATCGTGGTGGGTCATTGTCAAAGTTTCCATCTAAGTTCTCCTAATTACGCTTGAAAGATTTGGCAATGTACACCACGCTTGACCATCAAAGACACAAAGCCTAAAGCCTTGGTGATTGATGTGAACTCCATGCGTGACCAGCCATCGGCGGTGTTGGTTGTGTTGAATTCAACTACATAACTGCTTTTCATCTAAGTACTCCTAAATTTCCGCTTGCGTTTTGCTGCGGTAAGTGAATTCTAGTCCACAAATGTAGACAAACGCAAGGGCATACAAAAAATATTTTTTAGCGTGTGGCGTAAACGCAACTGTTGCCCGTCTACCAATGTAGAATAATTGCATGACTATTGAAGATGCTATCAAACGCGCAGGCTCACCAAGTGAGCTAGCCAGGCTTTTAGGCGTAAGCCGTGGGGCTGTGTACTTGTGGCAAACGCGAAAGTTCCCCAAGATGAGGGTTTATCAACTACGGGTCATGCGCCCAGAATGGTTTGAGGTAATCAAATGAAAAAGCTAATCTGTATCATTTTTGCAACATTGTCATTTTCTGCCATGGCGCAGACTTCTACCCATACCTATTGGGTAAATGGAAAGTCCGTGACCTGCACAACAACTTGTTTCGGTAATGGGCAATCTTGCACTACATCTTGTTTTTGATGTAACATTGTTTGAAACACGGCTAGGTTTGAAGTCATGAGCAAACCGAAAAGCGAACCGCACCCCGCCTGCCGCTTGTTTCTTTTCAGGGTGCAACTTGAGTGCGGAAATCCAAAATGAAGATCAAAAATTGGTCGAAATTCCAACATTTCAAAGACCGTAAACCACCTTGGGTCAAGCTGTATCGAGATGTTCTTGATGACCTTGAATGGCACGAATTAGACCCACTTGCAAGCAAAGTGCTAGTGATGTGTTGGCTTATCGCTAGTGAAGATGAAGGTCGTCTACCAAACACAAAAACCCTTGCATTTCGTCTAAGAATGACAGAAAAGCAAACTTTGGAATCAATTAACAAGCTGTCTCATTGGTTGGAACAAGACGATATCAACTTGATATCAAAGCAATATCAAACCGATAGTCTAGAGACAGAGAGAGAGACAGAGAAAGAGAAGAGACAGAACACGCAGCGCGGGTCGCGCTTGCCAACCGATTGGACTTTGCCAGTTGATTGGAAAACATGGGCGCAAGCTGAACGACCAGACCTGAACGCAGAAAAGGTTGCTGAATCGTTTAAGGACTTTTGGATTTCTAAGCCTGGTGCTGGCGGTGTAAAACTTAATTGGGAAGCCACTTGGCGTAACTGGGTCAGAAGCCAAAAACAATCCTACAAACCGCAGGATGTTGTTCACCAAACAACCCCAACCCCTGCCAACCATGACGCTGCCCTGCGAAAGATTGAAGAAGATCGCAAGAAGGCAGTTAAACCAAACGCAGAAGTCCAGGCAAGGATTGCTCAACTTTTGAAGGGCGTGTGATGAATGAACTCGAAAAAGCGTGGAATATCGGAACTGGAACACATGAAGAACTGCGAGGCTCAGGAATGGACTCGGAGATTCAAAGAGAAAGCATCGACTCTTGGCTACAACAAAGCGTTTGCATGGTGGCAGGGTGTGTTAAGGGACTTGGAACGAATCAGAGGCGAATCCGCTACTTTGGATTTGAGACAACGCATGAACAAACTGAAGGATAAAAAATGAACTGGCAAGACGAACAAAAGAAGGTGGCTACTGGTGTAACTGGTAAGCGTGAATGGGTTGGGCTGACTGATGAGGATATTGAAAAAGCCTATAAACAAGCAGAAAAGAAAGAGCCTTACATGGGCGCTGTCACGCGCAAAGGCATTGCAGAAGCATTTGAACAAATCTTGAAAGAGAAAAACACATGATTACTTTTATTTATGGAATGTGGTTTGGTATTGCATTGACATACATTTGTTTTGAGATAGCCAAACTCAAGGAAAAGAACACATGAAGTTCATAGCCCGAATATGCGCTATCTGCAAAAAACCCAAATCAGCTCTTGGTGGAAAGATCATCAAGCGTAACGGTATGCGTCAATGGATATGCAAATCCTGCGTAGAAGAACAATGACATTTATGCTCACATTCACCATTGAAGGCGACCCACACGGCAAGGGAAGGCCACGCTTTCGGTCAACAGGAAAGTTTGTCCAGACCTACACCGATTCCAAAACAAAGTCGTATGAGGAAAAAGTCAGGGATGCTGCCAAACAAGCGATGGGAGAGTCCGAGCCATTAGAAACGCCTGTAAGCGTCTTTTGCTACATAAGGTTGTCAATCCCTAAGTCGTACTCCAAAACCCGCAGGGAAGCCTGTTTAAGCGGCTCTGAGAGGCCTTCTAAAAAGCCAGACACCGACAATGTGTTCAAAAGCGTGTCAGATGCGATGAACGGGATTGTTTACAAGGATGATTGTCAGATTGTGTCAATCAACGCCAAAAAGGTTTATTCGGCTGTGGCGGGGGTTGATGTGATGGTCAGAGAAGAAATTAACTAAAGGGGATTTAGATGAACGGAAAAATTATTGTTCCTGTGAGCGGTGGCAAAGACAGCCAGCTCTGTTTGCAGATGGCGCTTGAAGAACATGGCAAAGAAAATGTTGTGGCTGTTCACCAAAGCACAGGCTACGACCATCCTTTGACCGACAAACACTTGATTGACATGGAAAACTTCTATGGCATCAAGATTCACATGACCAAATCAGAAAAATACAAAGATGTGTTTGATTTTGTGGAAAAGGTAGGGTATTTCCCTAGCAGCGTAGCCAAGTCTTGCACAAGCAGGCTTAAGCAGCAACCTTTTGCCAAATGGTTAATTGACAACAATTATTGTGATGGAACTCATGTTATTTGGATGGGTATGCGGAAAGACGAGAGCCGCGCTAGAGGCACAAAGTACGGCGGCTGGAATGAGGACATTGAGATTACCTTGCAAGACTTTTCAACAGAATACAGAAATAAGATATTTGCAAATGTCAAAGTTCGTTTGCCAATAGTTGATTACCTTGAAAAAGAGGTTTTTGACGATCTGAACAAAGTTGGCGCGCCAATCAATCCCTTGTACGGCAAAGGACACAAGCGGGTTGGGTGCTATCCATGTTTACTGGCGGCAAATGCAGAGTGGGAAAGAGCCGCCAAAGACCCTGTTGGTCGGGAAAACATCAAAAAACTGATTCAAATTGAAGATAAGTTTATTGCCGACAAAAACCCAAGGAAGATGATAAAGATTCACCCAACAAGGAATGTTCGGGCTTTGCTGGATGACGATTTGTTCACTTTGGAAGAAGAAGAAAGCAATTCCGAGTGTTCTTGGTGTCAGATTTAAGGTGAAAAAATGAACGAAGCACCACACTCAGCCGTTGATTTCATTATCAAGAACGCGCCCAAATACGGCAAAGCCAAAGGCAACAGGGTTCAGATTGAAGAATTCAGAAAATCAAAAAAGGCGCTTTTGATGAAAGATGCTTTGACCAGAGGCTTTGAGGCGGCAAACGCCCAAGAGCGAGAGGCTTACGCAGACCCTGAATATGTCCAACTAATCTCAGGATTGGCGGCGGCTGTTGAGGAAGAAGAAACCCTCAAATGGCAGATGGAAGCCGCAAAGATGCGGGTGGACATTTGGCGTACTGAACAAGCTAACAACCGAACAATTGACAAGGCGGCGCAATGAGAAAGAAATGCAACCGAAAAGTTTGGTCAACCCAAATCAACCCAATAGCTCATGCAATGGCTGGCGCGGCCATAACTGATGAAACAAGCCTAAACAAACTCAGACTTGGTGAACTATCCGCTTTAGAAGCCATGAGAATGGGCAAAGGAACGCTAGAAGATTGGCGGCTTTTGGTGGATATGCTGAACATAACCCAGACTTTCATCCGTTACGGGATTGGCCCAGAGGCAAGAGAGGACTGCAACAAAGCCCAAGAAAGCCTATTTAACGCCGCCAAACGCTACGAAAAGACAAAGAGAATGGGATTGGATGGTCAGGGAATAACAGCCCTTCAAAATGTCCATGAGTGGCATGACCTTCAAAGGACAAGTGTCGCCAGATCAGTCTATGAGGACATGATTGAAAAGACCAGAAATTACATCCGAAGCAAGGGAAGCGAGGTGGTGGAGATATGACAGCAATCCCTAAATTCAAATACTTTCGATCTAAACAGCATTTGAAGAATGTAGCTTCTTTGCCTTGTCAAATTTGCGGCCTGGAAGGGCAAACACAAGCGGCGCACTCAAATCAACTTAAACATGGCAAAGCCCGAAGCCTGAAGGCAAGTGACGAATACACCGCCGCCCTTTGCTTCAAACATCATTTCCTGATAGACCAAGGAAGCAGTCTAACGAAAGAAGAACGGGTAGAAATGTGGGAAAAAGCCCACCAAAAGACCATTAGCGCCCTGATTGAGCAGGACTTATGGCCGACAGAGATTCAACCCCGATGAGCCTTGTCCAAACCTTGAGATTCGTGCTTTTTGAGTTCTTTTTCAACTTTCTCAATACGGCGCATTTCTTCTTTATGTTCACGCACAGACTCATAATGACCCGTCGGAGTGGGGCGATGGTTCTTTTTTTCGGTAATCTTAAAATTTGTGGCCATGAAAAAAACTCCTATAATGTGTTGACTATTATGCCTTTAAGGGCGTAAAGTTACCAAACAACTTCCTTAAGGAACAATCATGGGCAAAATGGATTCAAGCAAAGGCATCCCAAGCGTGACTGGTGCAACTGCACCTAAAGGCGCGACTTCTTCTGACCGTACTGGCGAACGCATGGAAAAAATGCGTGGTGGCGTGGCGCAAGGCATGGAAGATAAGATTGGTGCTGACAAGCAATTCAATACTGGCAAAACCTCTGGTATTTGCTATGTAAAAGAAAAAGCAGCTTACCGCTAAAAAGCGAAGCCCAAGCAGCCGTGAAGGGACTGCAAGGGCTTCTAAACAAGGCAAATAAGGAGATTCGCCATGTCTGCTAGAGATTGTAAGTCGTGTGACTACTTTGTAGATAGTGGTCACAGCATTGGAACTTGTCGGCGTTACCCACAGTTTCAGACTCGCTCACCAAACGAGTGGTGCGGCGAGTTTTCGCCTGTTCCGTACGCTGAACCAGTACCTGAGATGCTGGCGCTGCCTGTCCGAGAAATGACAGAACCCAAACCAAAACGCAAATACACCAAGAAGGTGAAGAATGATTAAGCCATTACGCGACAAGATCATTGTGAAACCTGAACAGCGGTTCGTGTCTGAATTGCTGGATTTAACCCAAGTCCAAGGCGTTGACACCAAGGGAATCGTGGTGGCGGCAGGGCCAGAAGCGTTAGATCAAGGTCTAAATATCGGTGACAAAGTTCATTTTGGGACTGTGGCTGCCGATGTAAATGATGAATACTTGAAGTTTGAGCCGCTAATTCTCAATGGTGAAAGACACCTGAAGATGAGTTGGCAAGATGTTTGTTTTGTAGAGGAAATCGAATGACTAAAGACCAAATCCAAGCCCGTATTGACGAACTGATGAAGATCGGCAAACAAGTAGAAACACAGATTCACGCCATCAATGGTGCGCTTCAAGAATGCAACTACTGGATGAGCCAACTTGAGCAGGGCGCAGAGCCAGAAGTCAAGACCCAAAATGAAGGTTGAGAACATTTACACCTTGGTGATGTGGTACGAGGCCGCCAAGAAACAATTGGAGTGGTTGCGTAAAGGCGACAATCGCGCTTTAATTGAGGCGTACAAGGAAATCGTGCTGTCTTACGAACAAAGGTTTAGAGACTTAAACGAAGATATTGATGTAATGGCTTATTTTGGGGAATCAAATGCTTAAAAAATCAGCAAGTCCTAAGGCTTTCAAAGAGAACATTAAGACTGAAGTGAAAGCAGGCAAGCCTGTTAAGCAGGCCGTTGCCATCGCTTATTCTGAGGCGCGTGAGGCCAAAAAAGAAAAGAAGAAAAAATAATGCAAATAAAGGAAAAGCTAGTATCAGAGCTGATTCCTTATGTAAAAAACAGCCGCACCCACTCTGACGAACAGGTGGCACAAATTGCGGCAAGCATAAAGGAATTTGGCTGGACTAACCCAATCCTGATTGATGGCGAAAACGGCATCATCGCGGGGCATGGGCGGCTCATGGCTGCGCGGAAGTTGGGACATACGAAAGTCCCGACCATTGAGCTAAAAGACCTGACTGAAACACAAAAGAAGGCTTACATCATTGCCGACAACCGCTTGGCGCTAAATGCAGGTTGGGACAATGAAATGTTGAAGCTGGAGTTTGACGAACTTAAAGAGTTGGGTTTTGACCTAGAACTGACGGGTTTCAGCCTAGACGAGATTGATGCTCTTAATCCCGTTGAGTTAAATGCTGGCCTCACAAACGAAGACGAAGCGCCAGCCATTCCAGAAGAGCCAAAAACCAAGCCTGGCGACATATACCAGCTTGGCAAGCACCGTTTGATGTGTGGGGATTCGTGTAGCACTACCGACATGGAAAAACTATGTGATGGTCAGCTTGTGGATATGTGGCTGACAGACCCGCCCTACAACGTGGCTTACGAGGGCAAAACCAAAGATGCTCTGAAAATCCAAAACGACAGCATGGGCGATGATCAATTCCGTCAATTTTTGCGGGAT